CAGCAGCGCATCGCCGACCACCTTGGCGTCAGCCGCAGCACGGCGCGACGCTTGCTGATCACGGCATAAAAAGAGGGGGGCTTTGCACCCCCCTTGGCTCCTTCTCGGTTACGCGGTAGTTCAGCTGTTCCCGCGGGAGGCTCCTTGTGGCTTGCGCCGGGGTGCTTCCGTCCGCCCCATGCCTGTACTATAGCACAGTAGTACAGCTGCCGCGCAAATCGTCACATACTGTAACACAGTTCAAACGTACTACCGGGGGTAAGGTCCGAGTTTCGGGGGGCCTAACCACGGCCTAGGGAACCTACTGACACATTCGCAATTCCTTCTTTTGTTACACACCCGGGCAGGGGTTCAATTCTCTGTACTACCCTAGAAAGTACCCCCAAAAATACAAATGCCCGAATCTGCTGGAGCACTCACCCTCAGATACGCCCAAGGCCAAGTATTTTCAAGCCGCAAACGCTTCCGCGTCCTCGTCGCCGGCCGCCGCTTCGGAAAAAGCTACCTCTCGTGTATCGAATTGCTGCGTGGGGCGATCGAAAAGCCGGGCGAAACATTCTTCTACGCGGCCCCTACATACCGAATGGCGAAGGACATCGCCTGGAAAGTGATGAAACGCCTCGTCCCCAAAGCCTGGATCAAGAGCAAAAACGAAACCGACCTCAAAATTGAGCTGGTAAACGGCTCCACCATCGAACTCAAAGGCACCGAAAACGCCATGGCCCTCCGAGGCCGCAGTTTGGCTGGCGTGGTCCTCGACGAAGCCGCCTTCATGGACGCCGAGGTCTGGTTCGAGGTCATCCGCCCCGCCCTCGCCGACAAACAAGGCTGGGCCCTCTTCATCTCCACCCCCGACGGCACCGCTAGCTGGTTCTACGACCTCTGGTGCTACTGCGAAAACGACGACCCCGACTGGCACCGCTGGCAGTTCACCACCATCGAAGGCGACAACGTCCCACCCGAAGAAATCGAAGCCGCCCGCGCCCAACTCGACGCTCGCACCTTCCGCCAAGAATTCGAGGCCAGCTTCGAAAACCTCTCCGGCCTCGTCGCCGTCTCCTTCTCCGACGACAACATCGACAAGCTGGTACAAGACCTCCCCGTCCTACCCCTCCTCTTAGGCGTCGACTTCAACGTGGACCCCATGTCCGCCGTCTGCGCCGTCAAAAAAGGCGACGTCCTCTGGGTCTTCGACGAAATCATCATGACCGGTGGCGCCACCACCTGGGACCTCTGCGAAGAAATCCAAACCCGCTACGGCGTGGAGCGCCGCATCATCGCCTGCCCCGACCCCACCGGCGGCGCCCGCAAAACCTCCGGCGTTGGAGCCACCGACCACAACATCCTCCGCAAATCCGGCTTCACCGTCTCCAGCCCCCGCAACCCCTGGAAAATCCGCGACAAAATCACCTGCGTCAACACCGCCCTCCTTGACGCATCTGGAACTCGCCGCCTCTTCATCCACCCCCGCTGCAAAGAACTCATCAAATCCCTTCGCACCCTCACCTACGCCCCCGGCACCGGCCTCCCCAACAAAAACCTCGGCGTCGACCACGCTTTCGACGCCCTCGGCTACCTCTGCCTCCAAACCTTCAACCTCGCCAAACCAGAATCCCTCGGCAAGACCAACTATCGTGTGTGGTAAGCCCGTGAAATAACTATGGCCGCCAAAAAGAAGACCGCAGCCCAGAAAAAAGTCTCCAAAGTCATGCGTGAATACGGCAAAGGCGAACTCCACTCGGGCAGCAAAAAAGGCCCCGTAGTGAAATCCCGCAAGCAAGCCATCGCCATCGCCATGTCCGAGGCTGGAATGACCAAAAAACCCCGCAAAAAAGGTAAAAAGTAATGGCAAAACGCGGCCTCTACAGCAATATCGCTGCTAAACGCAAACGCATAGCCGCTGGCAGCGGCGAAAAAATGCGCAAACCTGGCACAAAGGGTGCCCCCACCGCTGCCGCCTTCAAAGCTGCCGCCAAAACCGCCAAGCGACCTAAAGGTCGCAAGTAAACCGGAGAAACACCATGGCCGCCGTCCTCATAACCGCCAAAGACGCCTTCACCAACCTCGTCGAATACACCGGCGGCACCATGACCGCCGTCGACGACTGGATGGAAGTCCCCGCCCAATCCTCCAGCTACACCTTCGCCGCCAAAGTCACCGGAAGCGCCAACTTCCAACTCTCCCTCGAGTGCAGTTTCAACGGCAACGGCAACTGGTTCACAATCGACAACGGCAAAACCATCAACGCTGCCGGCGAATACGTCTACTTTTACGACGGCAAACCCGCCGCCAAGATCCGTATGCGAATCGCCTCCATCAGCTCTGGATCGCCCAGCATCACCCCCCACATCGCAGTCGCGTACCACGGCTAATGGCAATCCAGACCATTAACGGAGGTTGCATCCACATCGAGGTTGACGGCGAAGATGGTGTCACACACGCCACCTTCACCTTCAGAACACCCGCCAACCCCGAAACATTGGGCGGCTTCATCACGATGCTGGCCCACGGCATCGAAATCCTGGTCCCCCTCCCCGACCCCGACGACGAGGAACCCGAAGATGACGATTGAATACCGCGGCGAACGCTTCTCGGGCTACAACAAACCCAAGCGCACCCCCAACCACCCCAAAAAATCCCACGCCGTCCTCGCCAAAGAAGGCGACACGGTCAAACTCATCCGCTTCGGCCAACAAGGCGTATCTGGATCACCCCAACGCGAAGGTGAATCCGCCGCCGCCCGCAAACGCCGCGAATCCTTCAAAGCCCGCCACGCCGAAAACATCTCCAAAGGCAAAATGTCCGCCGCCTACTGGGCAAATCGCACGAAATGGTAACTACCTCCCCTCACACTTATGTATCCACATTTTTAACTCCCTAACGTAACTTCTCAAAAACTCCGCCTTCTCCAAGTGCCAAACATCCCCAGTCCTCATGTACTGGTGCGTGTGATTATCAATACCTTTCAAACAGTGATGAATAACAGGATTCCACGGCTCACGCACAGGCGTGTTCCACTCGCGCACGGGACATACCCCAAGCTCTAGTGCCAAAATAGGTACAAAGTAGGAGTCCAGCCGTGGTTTACAGCGCCAACATTCCGCCCACTGGCGCTGTCGTCAGCGAATCCCCCTTCGTCCGCAACCTAGACGTCATCGCAATGATGCCCGCCTGGGGCGTCATGGCCGCCGTCACCCGCGGCACCAACTACATCCGCGACCTAAGCGAAACATATCTCCCCCAAGAACCCCGCGAAGACGAGGACGCCTACCAAACCCGCGTAGACCGCTCCGTACTATCGCCGTACACCAGCCGCCTCATCGAAACAGCCGCTGGCGCCATCCTCCGCAAACCCATCCACATCGAAGGCGACCCCTACTGGCTGGATCTCTGCGAAAACATTGACGGCCTGGGCTCCAGCATCAACGAATATGCCCGCCGTGCCCTGGTAAGTAGTCTTACCTACGGCCACAGCGCCATCCTGGTCGACTACCCGGCGGCTACTGAGGCCCGCAACCTAGCCGAAGAACGCGCCCTGGGCCGCCGCCCCTACTTCGTCCACGTCGACGCCCCCCAGATCTGGGGCTGGCGCAAAGAAGCCGGCACCAACCGCCTCCTCCAGGTCCGCATCCACGACTACGACGTCCGCCCCCTCAACGAATTCGGCGAAGAACAAGTCGAGGAAATGCGCGTCATCTACCCAGGCCGCTACGACCTCTACACCCTCGGCCAAGAAATCGTCGAGTTCACCGCCACCGGCGGCTACAGCCTCGACGAAATCCCCCTGGTCCCCATCTACAGCAACCGCCGCGGCCTCCTAATCTCCCAGCCCCCACTGCTGGACATCGCCAACCTCAACATCACCCACTACCAACGCCAGGCCGACCTCATCCACGCCCTCCACATCGCCGCCATGCCCACCCTCGTCCTAGAGGGCTGGGACGACACCACCGGCAGCGCCACGATGGGCGTCAACTACGCCATCGCCATGCAGCCCGGAAACAAGGCGTACTACGTCCAGGCCGACGCCACCAGTTTCGACGCCCAAATGGCCGAACTCCAATCCCTGGAAAGCCAGATGTCCACACTGGGCGTCACCAAACTATTCGGCCAAAAATTCGTCGCCGAATCCGCCGAGGCCAAGCGCATCGACCAGGCCCAATCCAACAGCGTCCTCTCCATCATCAGCCAAGAACTGGAGAGCGCCCTCAACCAAGCCTTCGCCTTCGCCGCCCAGTACGTCGGCATGGAACCCCCCGAAATCACAATCGACCGCGACTTCGACTACTACCGCCTCATCGGCCAAGACGTCTCCGTACTGGCACAACTCAACCAGATGGGCAAAATCAGCGACGCCATGCTGCTGGAAATCCTGCGCCGCGGCGAAATCCTCCCCGACAACATCAACATCGAAGACGAAGTAGAAGCCGCCGGCAAACCTGCATCCTCTATTCTTGAAGAGGCCGAATCACCCGAAGAACCTGATTCTGGTCAATCTCCAGAAATCACCACAGATCGTGTGGACCGTCTGATCGAACTATTGTCCCGCTGATGGCCACACCAACAGAGCAGTTAACACTCGCCCAAGTCACTGCCTTGGTGCGTCTGACCAAGCGAGTCAGCACGCTTAACACAATCCACTCAGGCGAAGGCTCGCCAAACGCCGCCCTCGGCACCAACGGCGACTGGTACATCAGCCCAGATCCCATCACGATCTACGGCCCGAAAACAAACGCCGGCTGGGGACCCGGCACTGAACTTGCCACCCGTACCCAACTCACCGGACTAACGGTTGGTGGCGCTTTACCAGGCTCCGGCGGAGGCGGTGACGGTACAGCCGCAACCATCACAGTCGGCACCACCACAACTGGCGCTCCCGGTACAGACGCCACCGTAACTAACGCGGGCACTTCATCTGCTGCCATCCTTAATTTCACAATCCCCCGTGGGGTAACTGGAGCAACTGGACCCGCCGGCGAGACAGGTACGGCCGGCCCAGCAGGACCAACAGGCGCTACCGGCCCACAAGGTCCCCAAGGAGAGCAAGGACCAGCCGGACCTACCGGCGCAACCGGTCCGCAAGGAATACAAGGTATCCAAGGCGAACAAGGACCACAGGGAGAACAAGGACCGCAAGGCGATACCGGTCCAACAGGCCCAGCCGGTGCAACCGGATCTCAAGGCCCTCAAGGCACTCCTGGCACCGCAGCCACTATTACAGTAGGCGCCGTCAACACAGGCTCAGCCGGATCAAGCGTAAGTGTTACTAACAGTGGCACAAGTACCGCAGCAACATTAAATTTTACAATCCCAAAGGGCGATAAAGGAGAATCGGGTGTTGTTACAGCTACATCTCCACTTACCTATGACTCTGGCACACAAACAATAAGCACCAGTTTATCAACTAACAAACTATTGGGAAGATCTAGTAGCGGGACAGGCGTAGCCGAAGAGATAACAATCGGCTCCGGACTATCTTTAACCTCTGGTACCTTGACCTCAACAGGAGGATTTACTGGTGGCACACTAACAAGCAACCTTACTCTCGCAGCGGGTACACTATCAAGTTCACCGCTTACACTCCAATCGGGTACTAATTTAACTACAGCCGCGTCTGGCGCGGTCGAGTATGACGGCAAAGTGATCTACACCACGCCAAACGGCCGTGGCGTATCACCATCGGTGATGACATATCGCCTTAATAGCGATTTAGCGGGAGCAAATGGAACTGCCGCGCAAAAGATATTCGGCGTAGGAGTTACGCTTGAGTCAAGCACCATATATGCTTTTCGGTTACTGTTTGGCCTAACCAAAACAGCCGGTACAACTAGCCATGGCGTATCAATAGGATTCGATGGAGGCACGGCAACATTGAATAGTATACTTGTGCATGGTACTTATCAAAATCACCAAGGATCTCCGTCTGCAACTAGCAATACAGTCACCAGCTCATTTAATTATGGGATGCACACATCCGCAACGGTATTGAATTACATATCTGGCATAGCTGGCTCTATACGCACGCAAGTCGGCGTATTCCACGGCACTGTCAGTGTGAATACCGGCGGTAGTTTTACTCCTGTGTATCAACTAAGCGCAGCTCCCGGCGGTGCGTATAGCACTATAGCTGGCTCCTACATAACCATCTGGCCCATTGGCGCATCCGGTGCGAACACATCTGTGGGGCCATGGGCGTAATGCCACAGCCTAAAAGTTTTGTTCTAGGCTTTTCGACTGCTAGTCTATAACCGTTCAAGTATCACAAAACTCGTGCCCGAAGAACAAACCGCTCCAGTAACTCCTGTGGAGACTGGTGCGCCTCAGCCTGTGGCTGACACTTCTGATCTTGCGGCCCAACTCGAAGCGCTTCGTGCGAAAAACCAAGAATTGATCGCCGAGCGCCGCAAGGACCGCGAAAACCGCGAGGTCCTGCAAGCTCAAATCGACGAACTCCGCAACGCCCAAGAATCCGCCAAAACCCAAAAACTCGCCGAATCAGGCGAATTCAAAACCCTCTGGGAAGAAGCCCAACAAACCGTCGCCGACCTCAAACAACAACTCTCCTCAAAAGAATCCGAAGTCGAACAAATTCGCCAAGGCTTCACCCAAGAACAACTGAAATCAACCGCCATTGCCCAACTTTCCCAAGCTGGTGCATTAGCACCAGATCAGTTGTATCGTTTACTGCAGGAGAACCTTCGTGCCAAAGATGGTCAGCCTGTGGCTGTTGTCGGCGGCGTCGAAGTTCCAGTCGGCGAGTACATCGCCAACTTGAAAAACCCCGGCAGCGGCTACGAGCACCATTTTGCAGCCACGAACCGCTCCGGCATGGGTGTAGCAGGTAGTGCCCGCTCCACCTCATTCCCCGGCCAAGCCAACCCCTGGTCTAAGGACGGTTGGAACATCACTCAGCAAATGATGATGCTCTCCAGCGACCCCGACAAAGCCAGGCTCCTAAAAGCAGAAGCCGGCCTCAACTAGCCCCTGTGGGGCGCCCTCCCCAACCACGACTCCACTGGAGCTAAACCATGTCTTCCTTCGCTGGAAACTACGGTTCCGGCTCGACATTCCTGTCGAACCTGGTTACCCGTCCCGAATTCCTTCAGTACACCGCCGAGGGCATCTTCGAGCAATCGAAGTGGATCCAAAGCGGCATCGTTCAGCGCAACGCCGCCCTCGACGCCCGTGCCGGCGGCACCCGCGTGCGCGTACCTTTCTTCGACCCCATCGCCCCGACTGAGACCCAAATCCTCAGCAACAACACCTGGGGTGGTGGCGGCGGCTATCTCGTTCCCGCGAACGTGACTGCCGACGAGCAGATCATGACCCTGCTGCACCGCGGTTTCGCCTACGCCGCAGACGACCTCAGCAAACTCGGCTCTGGCGCCGACCCCCTGGCCCACGTCCGCAACCAGCTGACTGCCGCCATCAACAAGCTGAAGACCGCCACCCTGGCAGCCCAACTGCTGGGTCTGTTCGGTGGAATCGCCGGTGACGGCGTCCTCGGCCCCAACCAGAGCGACAAATCGTTCGCTGGTGTCCCCGGTTCCATGACCGAGGCCAACTTCCTGAACGTGGCCAACGTCGTCTCCACCAAGGTCAAGCTGGGCGAGCGCAGCGACGAGCTGGACGCCATCGCCATGCACTCCAACGTGGCCCACTACCTGCAGCAAGTCGGGATGCTGACCTTCAGCACCTCGGCCCTGTCGGCAGCCGGCTCCATCGTCTGGGGCGGCGGCGGTGTTGGCATCACCCAGACCGAAGTCCCCTACTTCGCTGGTCTGCGTGTCGTCATCGACGACCAACTGACCGCCCTGACCGGTGGCACCGCCACCCACGCCAAGAAGTACCCGGTCTATCTGTTCGCCTCGGGCGTCGTTTCCGAGGGTATTCAGCAGGATCTGCGCCTCGCCGCAGACCGCAACATCCTCTCCATGCAGGATGTTCTGGCCGTCGATTATCACTACGGCTACCACATCACCGGCACCAAGTGGGCCGCCGCTGGCGACAACCCCACCAACGCCGCAACCACCGGCAACCTGGCCGCCACCGCCAGCTGGAACCTGGTCTTCGCGACCACCAAAATGGTTCCCGTCTGCCGCCTGCTGGTCAACACCCCGTTCGATACCACTGCCTACGCCTGATCCCAGGCCTAGACAAAATAAAGGCCCCCAACTCGGGGGCCTTTTTTATTGCCTCACTCAATCCCAAGCCTCAACTTCTCTTGCGCCTGGAACACCTCCTGCGTGTTCATCGACATCTTGTACGACTGCAAAAACAGCTGGTTAATCACGTCAAAGCTGACCTGCAACGTCTCGTGAATTTCCTGGGTCGTCATCAACTCCTCGTTCCGCAGCCGCCGAATTTCCGGTGCCACATCTTCGAGATTGCGAATCTCGGCACCAGGCAATGCCGGATTCACCTTTTCAACCTTGGTCTCTACGCTGGTTGCAGCGTCAGTTTTACGAGCAGGCATGAGAACAGTACGTCTCTACGTAGTACAGGATAACCGCCAGTGGTGCGAAGATCTTTCCCACGGCGACCACCTGGAACGTATCGCCGACTTAGAAATGCAAGGCGCCAAAATCCTGCACGCCAAACTACTGAAACCATCGCCGCAAAACACAAAACGTGTTACGGCTAGACTCAGACAAAGACTGTACTGACCGTGGCCGCCGTCATCGACGCAACTCTGTCTGGCGCCAACGCCAACTCGTACGTGACGCTAGCCGCTGCCAACACATATTTCGAGACCGTCCCCGACTCAACAACGTGGACAAATAAAACCGACGACCAGAAAAACCGCGCCCTGATCTCCGCCACACGCTGGATCGACGGCCTCAGCTTCTACGGCGACCGCTGCACCGAAACCCAAGCCCTCAAGTGGCCCCGCGAGGACTACACCGTCGACGGTATCGACCTCGCCTGCACGCTCATCCCAGAGCCCATCAAAACCGCCACCTACGAGCTGGCCCGCGCCCTTGCCAACGACACCGATGCCATCACCGGCACCACTGGCACCACCGGCATCTACGACGAAGTCGAACTCGGCGACCTCCGCGTCAAATACAACAAAACTTCCCAAACCAGCGGCGTCATCAACAACGTCTTTGACGTCTACCCCTGGCTCCAGTCCTACCTAGGCCCCTACTGCATGGGTGGCGCCGCCAACTACGCCGTCCGTCTATTCCGAGGCTGACATGGGCCTAATCGACGACACCTTCGCCTCCATCCCCCCAGCACTCCTCGTTGACTGGGGCCAAACCATCACGTTCATCAAAACCACCACACCCCGCACCTACAACCCAACCACTGGGGCAGTCACTGGCGCCGACACCAACGTCACCGCCAAAGCTCTAATCTCCCCCATCACCTCCCGCGAATCCGAGGGCCTATACCAGTCAACCGACATCAAAATCATCATGAGCGCCAGCGAGCTTGGCGCCTACTACCCAACCGAAGCCGACCGCATCCAATACACCCAAGACGGCGTAACCCGCGAGGCCAAGATCCTGAGCATCACCAGCTACCGCGGTGACAATCCAGTCCTCCACACCATCATCGCGAGGCCCCAGTAATGGCACGTAAAGGTTTCTGGCAAGGCGGCGTAAACCTCATCCAAGAACTGGATCGCGTTGCCGCAACAACCGTATACAACGGCCCTAAACGCGTTGCCGAAAGAATTGTCCGAGAGATGCAGCAAGCCGGACCTAACTGGAGTGGCGAATTTTCTAACTCTTGGCAAATTGAAACACCTACAACGACAGTTCGTGGCACCGGAAAACGTGGAGAGCCTCAACCTATCTATGCCCCGGTTTTAACCGGCCAACAAGTAACAAAGAGTTTTTTGACAAAAGACAGCGTAGTTTTTCGGATCACAAATTTTGCCCCCCACGCTTTAGAAGCTATTGATGCTGTCCAACATGACCGCCGTTATTACGCTCGACGTCTAACGCCGCAACCAACAACAACTCTGGGCCGACAAAAGTGGGAAATTTTCGGTCCACGAAGTGTTAGCAGTTACAGGGGTCAGACCGGAGGAGGCAGCGGCCTAAGCAACTCAAGTAGGACGGCTCCCCTCGACTGGTTCGCCACCTACGCCAGCTCTAATCTCGGACGAGCTGTCCAACTCGAAATGGACTCCGCAATCTCTAGGCGCTTCTCATGAACTACCAAGCCATCCGCGCCACGGTCGAAAACCCACTTCTGACCGCGTTCAGCGCACTGGTTCCTGCCGTTCCCGTTTACTTCGACAACATCACCGCAGCCCCAGCAAACGCCACCACCGAACACGTCAAAGTAAACGTCACTTTCGGAATCACCAACGAACCCACTTTGACCTCCAGCGTAGACAACGCTCGTGGCGCCATCGTCATCCGCATCTTCACCGAAAAAGGCCGCGGCCCAGCCCGCAATCAAACACTCATCACAACCGCCGTAAACGTCCTCGAAACGATCAATAACACCGCCAAAACCGCAACAGGCGTGTATTTCCGCGTCGGTGAAATCACCGGCCCAACTTTCTCCGCAACAGAAGATTCACCTCTTTTCGTGGGACGCATCGAGACCTCCTACGTCGCCACAGTGCTGTCGTAGTAACAAATTCAGATAAGCGCTAATCTGTATTAAGCCGGGCAGTGCCCGCCCACAGTCGCTATCCCTTGGTACGCCCCTATGGCCACCACCGTTCTGTCCGGCACGTCCGGCGCCCTCTACTACAAGCCCGCTGGAACCACCGGATCTTTCGGTGAGGCCAACGTCAACACTGGAACCGATGTCATCACGGTCCAGACCTACCTGAACTTCAAAGTCGGCGACCCCGTCAAGTTCAGTGTCGTAAACAGCCAAACCGGCGGTTCCGGCACAGGCACTCTGCCCGCCCCGATCGTTTCCGGTACAACGTATTACGTCCTGAGTTACACGGCTGCTACTGGCGCCCTGACAGTTTCTGACACTCTCGGCGGCACCATTCTGGCAATCACCGACGACGGCACCGCCGCCTCCCCCAACGAGTTCCAAGTCGCATACGCCGACTTCGCCGTTGTCGGCCAAGTCCGCGACTGGAGCTTCGAGATCAGCCGCCAGGAAATCGACGTCACCACCATTGGTCAAACCCCTGGTCAGTACGTCCCCTTCCGCAGCTACATCAGCGGCTTCGGCGACGGAACTGGCACCGCCACGGTCTACATGACCAACGAGGACGCCGCCCTCTCCAACCGCATGATCCAGGACGTGCTCCAGCGTCAACAAGACGGCGCTGCCTTCAAGCTCTACACCGACCGCGTCTTCAGCGGCGGTTCCCTGAGTGACACCCTCAGCCGCTCGATCTCCTTCGACGCCGTGCTGACCTCCGCCAGCCTCAACATCAACCCCGACGACGCCCAATCGGTGACCGTCAACTTCCGCCCCGCTGGCACCCCCACCTTCGACTTCGCGCAGTCCTGATCCCACTGCCTACAACACCACAGCCCCGGGAAACCGGGGCTTTTTACTGTCTACTGCGTTACAGTAGTAACACCAAACAGCATTGTGTATGCCTGTTCCAGTCCGCGCCATTGACCGCCTCCGCAAGGCCGCCAACCTGGAGCCCTCCAAAAAAGTCGTCGAACTGTCTGACGGCAGCAAGTTTGAGATGTGGGTCAGTCCGCTGACCATGGCCGAGCGCGAACGCGCCCAAAAACAGGCCAAATCCGACGACGCCAACGCCTTCGCCCTCCAACTCCTCATCACCAAAGCCCTCGATGAGTCTGGCGCCAAACTCTTCAGCCCCGGCGAAGTCGACGTCCTCAAAAACGAGGTCAAGGACAAGGATCTCCAAACCCTGATGCTGGCGATCATCACCGACGACGCCGAGCAGCTCGACCCAAAGAACTGAGCGCCGAACTCCGCAAGGACAACTGGCTCCTACTCCAATTCGGAGTTGCCAAAGAGCTAGGCATGTCTCTCAGCGAAGTTCGGACCACCATGACAGCCGAAGAACTCCTCGGCTGGAGCGCCTACTTCCAGATCCTCAACGAGGACCAACAAAAAGAACTGGAAAAAGCCAAACGCCGCCGCTAACCCCGGCGGCTTTTTTGTCGCGTAAACTGAAGTACCAGACTGCACGCCGGCACCGTGGCCTACAGAGCAGAAATTGAAATAGGCGTAAGAGGTGTACGGTCTTTAGAGCAATTACGCTCTGAAATAAATAAAAGTGCTACAGCCGCTGAAAGTCTAAATCGTGTTGTCGGTGAAAGAGGCGGACTTGTTCAAAATATCCAAAATTACGTAAATAATCTAATTAAGGCTTCAACAACTCTACAGCTTGTAACAGCTGGTACAAAAGCAGAGACAAAGGCTATACAAGAAAAAGCAGCAGCACTTATACAATTAAGTGCAATACAGGAACGCCAGAGCAAATTACTGGAAGCAGAAGTTAAAGCACAAAAAGAACAAGCGCGTATTCGCAGATTAACAGCTGCTGGTATTTTTGAAACAACCAGATTTCGTCAACCCATCGGACCTCAACCTTCTCCACTACAAGGTCAAACAAGTCCTGTAGCCGAAAAAATAGCACGCACAATAGCGCAACGTAGAGAAGAAGCTGAGCTTCAAAACGCTCTATTAGCTTTAGAGCAACGAAAAGCTGCAGAATTAAATAAGCAGTTACAGATAAAAGGCGAATTAAACGCAGCAACAGCACGTGAAGTTAATTTGTTGCGCAATGGCATTAAAGCTACGACACAATACGCTCAACCTATTGGTCCTGCACGCGCTCCGCGTGGAGGAAAGGGTGTTACCGGTCTAGCTACGTCCTTACGCAGCGGAAGACTTTCAGGAATCCTCGAAAATGCCATCATTGGCGGCTCATTTCCCTTACTTTTTGGGCAAGGAGCCGGAGCTGCTACTGGCGGTGCAATCGGCGGTTTAGTCGGTGGTGCTTTTGGCGGAGCCGGCGGTTTCGCCGGATCGCTGCTTGGAACACTCATTGGAGATATTACACAGCAAGGAAATCAGATAAAAGAACTCGGTGCTGACATCGGTTTTAGCGCTGAACAAACGGTCCGACTTCAGCAAGCCTTCAAGCTCGCTGGAGCAGACGCAGACAAGTTTACTGAGTCAGTTCAGAATATTCGCGGCATCGGTCTAGTTATAGAAGACCAAGCAAAAGCAATTCAACTTGTCAGCGTTCTAACTGAACAATACAACGGCAACATCGTAAAAACAACGAACGCACTTACAGGAGCACTAGAAAGCGGCAAAGTAACACAAGCTACACTTAACCAACTAACAAGCCAGGGCATTAACATCCAAGATGCTTTAGCTGCTAAGTATAAAACAAGCCGTGACAATATTCTTGTCATGGCAAAGGACGGCAAAATTTCTGTCCAAGATTTACTGGATACGTTAGTAGATTTAGCAAACAAAGGTTCTGCTGGCGCTCCAAAACTTCAAAGCGCTTATGAAGTAGCTTTTAACACTATATCTAGTAAAGTTCAAGCACTTGCAAGTAATGTAACCACTACACTTACAGCAAGCACTACTGAACTGAACACATCATTAGAAAGCGTCACAGAAAGCGCTACAAACGGCTTTACAAAAATACTAGATGCTTTAACCCCTTTAACTATTAAAGTAGCCGAGTTAGTAGCAAGATTTATTGACCTTGGTACGCAAGCAGCATCTGCCTTACTAGCTATCCCCGGTTATGTCGAAACCGTAGCCAATGGTGTGTTGTTGATGATTCCGGGTTTACAGGCAGTTGTTAATTTACTTAGCACTGTAAGCGTACTAACAAAAGGTGGAGGTAAGTCAGCACAAAACACCGGAATGTACGGACGCTACGTTCCAGGTAGTCAACAACAGGTAATTAAAAAACCCATCGGACGTATTACAGCGCCGTCGCAAATGGCGCCGTCAGGCGGTGGCGCAAAAGGCGGCAAAGGATCTGACGCGGCTGCTCGCGAAGCCGAGCGTGTCGCTAAGGCCTTGCGCGACACACAAGCAGAAACCGAACTTCTGCGTATTCAGGCTGGAATCCAAGACCGCATTTTCCAAGCTGAGCAGGCCAAAGACCCCCTACTGGCTGCTCGACTTAAAGGCGAAGAAGACATTCTTAACATCCAAGCAAAGTATGCAAACTTACTTGCTAGCGAATCCAACATTCGCGTACAAGAATCTCTGGTCACCAAAGGTCTGCAAGAAATCGAAAACGCCCGTCTAAAAACCGCACAAACTCTCGAACAACTCGAAACCGATCGTCTCGATAAATACAACACGCTAATAGAAGACTTAAACCTTGAACTTGCGCTGAAAAATACTGTAAGTGAAATAGACCAAGAACGCCTTCGCATTGAATTTGAAATCGGACGCCTACGCAAAGAAGGTATCTACAGCGAAGAACAACTACTCGTAATCCAGCAAAAACGACTGGCGCTTGCCGCTAAAGATACCCCCGGCCAAAAACGCATGAAAGAGCTACAGCAAAGTATTGCTGAACTCACCAACATTGAAAATATCGCTGTGTCGTCTGCAAATATGATGGGCGACGCTTTCGGGCAGGCGTTCCAGGACATCATCAACGGATCTGCGTCCGCCGAAGAAGCTTTGGCTGGAATGATGAAGAGCATCGGCGAAAACTTCGTCAACATGGCCGTCCAAATCATCGCCCAACAAATGACGATGATCATCCTTGGAACCATCCTCAAAGCACTAGGCATCGGTACAAGCGGCGGTGGGGGAGGAAGCTTTCCGAGCGCAGACGTCAGTCTGGCAAAATACGCACCGCTTACTCCGTTTGCCGATGGCGGGTTCGTCACAGGCCCAACCCGAGCAATGGTTGGCGAAGGTGGCGAGCCGGAGTACATCATCCCCGCCAGCAAGATGCAGGCGGCCATGTCGCGTTACGCATCTGGCGCTCGTGGTGAATCCGTCATCCCAGATACAGGCGGCACCGTTGCAGGTGGCACCACAACAGCAACTGCACCGACTGGCACCATTGACATCCGCTACACAGTCGAGCGCATCAACTCGGTGGATTACGTCACCGCCGATCAGTTCCAGCGCGGCATGGCGCAAGCTGCACAGCAAGGCGCCGCCCAGGGTGAACAGCGCACACTTCGTCGTCTGCAGCAGTCACGCACCACACGCAGCCGTTTAGGTATGGCCTGATGGATACCGCATTTTCATCTGAGATCGCCATCGGGCACATGCTGACGCTCAAGCCATCTGGCACGACCGGCAACGCACCGTACTACTTCCAGAACTTCTACATCAACGAGAACGTCGCCTACAACGGCAACACCCACGGATTCCTGCCGTTTGGATTCTCAGGCGTCACCGTCAACCGCAGCGGCGACAACCAGGCAACCCAACTGGCGTTTCCCAACAACGACCTAAGCCGCTCGTGGGCAACCACCATCGTCGAAAGCAACTGGGTGGTGCTGATCGACATGCTGATTCTCAACCCAACCAACAAGGCTGACTACCGCCTGCTTAGCACTTATGCCGGGCAGGTCAGCAGCGCCATCTGGAACGAAACCGAGCTACGCCTTGAGGTGTCATCGGTGCTCGATGCGGTCGGTGGCGACATCCCACGGCGGCGCATCACCGAAGATGTCTTCGGCCCGCTACCCACAACGAGCAACGTCCGCCTTAACTAATGCTGGACCTGATCGGACGCCCCTACCGCCTAGGCGCCGACGGCACCGACCCCGATGGCGCACTTGACTGCATACACCTCGTCTATACAGCACTGAACCGCCTAGACATTGCAACGCCAGACTTCGACCCTGCTTGGTACGGCGCATCATGGCGACCGGTGCTGAAGGCGCTTAATGACTGGGGTTTTCGTATTCGGCAGCCGCAGTACAATGGCGATGTGGTACTTATCCCACAAGAGACTTTTGCGTTTGGGGTAGCTTGGCAGGGCGGCATCCTATACACAGCGGCAATGACGAACCGGGTGGACTGGCGCCCATTCCGCATGTTTCCAGCCTGCCGCTGTTATCGCAGCGCTTACTACCGTACGAACGCCAACTGATCCAGCAGCTTGGCTGCACTGAAACCGAATACCTGCATTTCAAGCAACAGGTTCAGTGGCTAAGCCGCGAACGTCCGGCTGAGTATGCGGGCGTCCCCGATGTGCGCAACGAGCCTACGGCTGTCATTCTTTTTGTCGTTGGCTTGGCATTGCAAGCCGTTTCATATTTCTTGGCGCCCAAGCCAGACATGCCGCAGCAGCGGCAAATCCAAAACCGCAACCTCGATAGCATTGCAGGCCGCGACAGATTTGCGCCCACCTATGGATTCCAAACAGCGCAAGAACTAAGCCGCTACAACGAGACAATTCCTATCGTCTTTACAAAACAACAGCAGATTGTCATCAACGGCAGCCTGCAATATGTAGGCGGCATCATGATCAGCCCCAAGCTGGTCTGGTCCCGCATGTATAGCTGGGGCTCATACCAAAGCCTGGAGATGGTATTCCTCGCCGGGCAATCACCGATGCCGCGTGGTCCATATGGCACTGCAGCCGAACAAGCTGCTGACCGCTCCGGCGTCTACCTAGGTCAAACACCGCTCGACAGCTTCACTGATAACGATTACAGCTGGTACTTCTACCAAGGCGGCTACCCATCTGCCGTAAGCAATTCTTACTTTGCTGGCGCAAACACATTGCGCCAATCAGCAGATAGCCGCCTACGCGGTCACAACCGTCGCTACGGCCTATTCGGTGCTGAGTCCGCTGAAGACAACGCATTTGACAGCCCTACCGTGGCTGGTTTGTTGACAGATCAAGCGTTTAGCCATGCGTTTTCGCCTGCCAGCCAACTGCGCTTCGGTACTTACAACGGCTTGCCGAATGGAACGCCATATCGGTTGAACTTTGAAGTTATTAACTACACGTTTGGCGCGAGCAGTCAGACACTGGCGACCGCATCAGCCAAGCTGGTGCAGATGACTGGCACGCCTCAATGGGAAGGCACTGGCCGCAACTACGCCCGGCAGTTTGGTATTATCCGCCACAATGGCACTGAATACCCAGCGCCGACCAGAAGCAACGGCACCCGCGTCGAGGTCAACGTTGGAGACACGATTGATGTCATCTACAACGTCGCCCAAGTAACAGAAAAGATCAACTACGATCCGTCCTTTTTCACAGCAAACGCGCCATCAACACAGGCATACCGAGCTTTTTATACAGGCTCCATGGCGTTTGTTACGCCAGACGTTGATTCGGTAGACAACAAATCAATCCAAAACGCTATCAAAACTGAGCACGAGCAGCAGGACGATTTACTCAAACTCGGCAGCAAGTGGTTGATCGGCAACTGCATGTGGGAAGTGACATCTCGCGACCCATCCGACAAAGTATTTGATAAAACCGATACATCTGCATTTCAGGTGCAGCTAACCTGCCGCACGGTCTATGGCGACGGTGGCCCTGGCTATGTCGGCATCTGCGACAAGAGCTTCGTTACCACCACAACGCACCTACCCGAAGGTCCCAACGGCCCGCTATACGACATCGGCCAGGCATGGTTCCCGCTATGTAAAGCAGAAATTGCTACTTTCCAAAATACGCGCAGTTGCGAAGTAACCGAGATCGGCATCAAGAGCAACGTATGGAATCGCTTTCAAGGCATCTGCAACTTCAACTCAATACCAGCGCCATACGACAAAGCAAAATATGACGTGCAAGGCGTCGCCTTGAGCACTGGAACAATCCAGGCTTACGGTCGCCGTGCTTCGTTCTTCAACCTGTATGTGCGTCCCGCTAACAACTCATACGGCTTCAACGAGGGCTGGGCAAAGTTAAACCCATTCCCTATGTGTGTTGTTGGCTCGACACCACAGGATCAATTTAATTTCATCCGTGTCGCCCATAGCTTTGATCAATACGAATACCGCATCCGCCCAATTACATCAGGCGAAATCACGCAAATTATCGGCAAAACTACTGAGGTCGATTT